ATAGTAAATCCTGATTTAAATAATTTTACTTTTCTTTTTTCTTTAATTAAAGATTTTTCTAAAGTTTCAATATATATTTCATTATTAGAAATAATTTTATTTTGTTTTATTAATATGGTATCTAAATTAACAATCATATTTTTATAATAAAATATTAACTCTTCTTGAATTTTTATTTCTTCTTCAGTTGCAAATAATAATTTAGAACATTCATTAGCTTTAACTAATTTTGTTGCTATTTTACGCATTTCAGAAGTTGTATAACATATGATTGTATCTCCCTGGGAATTAATCCCAGTTTGACCGTACAATACTGTCAAGTTGAGAAGCAGAAGAAATATTAATGTATTTAATTGTTTCATGATATACATTTCTTATTGAATCTTTATAAAGAATAATAGTATCTCTTTGAGTAGAGAGATCACTTATAACTAAAGATAATGAATCATTTTGATTTTCTAAAATTTTAATTTCATTAAGAAGCCTGCTATTATCCACTTTAGGTGGTAAAATAACAGGCTTTCTAAAGATTAAAATTAAAATCAAAATAACTATTATCATACTCATAATAACAATTATTTTGGAAGATAATTTCATGTACTATTTTTTGAGTCCATTTGCAATGTGTTCACCCATATTACCTATGGCATATGTACCAAACACCCATACTACAAAATTAGACCATTGAGGGAAATCACATCTATCTGTGAATAGAAAAACACTTACAATTGCCATTAACACAAGAGCAAAAAACATTTTTCTACCTCCTAAAAATTTGAAAAAATTTTCCATTATTTATTGTTTTAAATTTATCAAATATATAAAAATTATGAAACTTTCTGAAAAAAAAATAAAAGAAGCAGAAAAATTGATAGATAATTTTAAAAAAAATTTTAAAAAGAAATTTTCTATGAATTTAAATATAGAATATACATTTACTGATGAAATTGAATCTGTAAAATTACCATTATTAGAACTAGAACAATTACAAAAAATAATAAATGATTATTTAAAATATAATACTAATTTTCATGATATTAAACAAAAAACTAGACACGGTGATGTAATTATTTATAGACATATTTTTTGTAAACTTGCAAGAGATATGAAATACACATGGACAAAAATTGGAAAATTTTTAAATTTAAATCATGCAAGTGTATTACACGGAGCTAATTCTATAACAAAATATATAAAAATTGGAGATACAAATGTTATAACTGCATATGTATCTATAATTACTTATATAAAACTTTTAGAAAATTATGAATGAAATGTATAAAATTCTTATAAGAAATAAAATAAGTCCAAATGGTCTTTATTTATTATATAATATTAAAGAAAAAACATCCACACCAATTATAAATACTGAAAATGTAAAAAAATTATTAATAAAAAATAATTGGTTAGATGCTAATAATAAATTAACAGATAAATCTAAAAGATTATTAATTGAAGTAGAAGGATTATTTAAAAAAGTAAAAAAACAAACTAGTGATAAAATAATGGGAAATAATTATAATGATAAAATAAATGAATATAATCAGTTATTTCCAAAAATGAAGCTTCCTACGGGTAAAGCAGCTAGATCTTCAATAAATAATTTAGAAAATGCATTTAGATGGTTTTTTCAAAATCATAATTATGATTGGGAAACTATTTTTAAAGCAACAAACGCTTATTTAATTGAAAGAAAATTACAAAATTGGAAGTTTACAAGAAATTCACAATATTTTATAAGAAAACAAGCCGTGGACAAAACCTGGGAATCATCATTAGCAGATTGGTGTTTAATGATTGAAGATGGGATAGATGAACAAGACACACATTTCAAGGATAAAGTATTTTAATTGATTATATTCATAATAACTTAAAAACAAATTATTATGAATATTATTAAAACCACATTCAATTTATTTTTATTTCATTCATTTTCATATAGTATAATTAGTTTTTTTATATTGAATATTACCATTATTCAGTATATTTTTATTGCAATAATTTTGATTTTAAATTCAATATTTCATAAATTAGCAGTTCGCAATAACACAATTAAAACTAATTAATCTAATGATAGGACAATGGAAATCTCAAAAACAAGCATATCAAGAATCTTTAGTATACTTAAAAGGAAGAAAGAACGGACTAATAACTAGTATTAAGAGTCCTTGGGAAAAATTTAATAATGCATCAACAGATGGCATAGAATGGAATTCAATGACTGTTATTGGTGGTAGACCTGGTTCAGGAAAAACATTATTAAAAGATCAATTTATAAGAAATGCTTTTCCTTTAAACCCTGCTGAAAATTTTAGAGTTTTAGAATTTCAACTAGAAATGGTTGGTAAAAATTCTGCTATACGTGCATACGCAAGTGAACTCGGAACAAGTTATAAATATTTATGTAGTGCAGATGGTGTTTTGTCAGATGCAGATTTAGTTAGATGTTTTGAATATGCTAAAAAAGCTATCAAATATCCAATTGATATTGTTGAAGAAGCTCCCAATGTATTAGAATTTAAAACAATTATAATTAATTATTTAAATAAACATGCAAAAATTGTAAAATGTCCTAAAACAGGAGAAAATATAAAAGAATATACTAAAACTATAATTACTTTAGATCATTCAATACTAATTAAAGTTAAACCTAAACAAAGTAAAACAGATATGTTATATAATTTAGGTGAAGTTTTAACAGAAATTAAAAGAAAATATCCTGTTGCATTTATAATATTATCTCAATTAAATAGAGGTATTGATGCTCCTGAAAGAAATGAAGACGGTAAATATGGAAATTACATATTAACATCAGATATTTTTGGTTCAGATGCTTTATTACAACATGCAGATTTTGTTATTGGTTTAAATAGACCAGGTATTCAAAAAATTAGATTTTATGGACCTGATAGATATATAATTGATAATATAAATATATTAGTAATGCATTTCTTAAAATGTAGAAACGGTGAAACTGGATTAGCATTTTTTAAAGCTATTTTTGAAAATATGAAAGTAGAAGAAGCTAATACACCACCAAAATTAAACGTAAAACAAATAATATAAATGAAAACTAAACTTACACCACAAGCAAGAAAAGAACTTGTAAGTGCATTAAGAAAACATCATGAAAATACGTTTCAAGAATTAAATATACCCAATGCTGTTTATATACCTAAAATGGCACACAATGTAACTGGACAAACTGGAATACATATGGGATTTTTTGAAACAGAAATAAATCACGGAGAAGATGTATATACTGAAAAAGTTAGTCGTTTTATGGAATCAGAAGATCCAAGTAGGACTTTATATAAATTTACATATAATCCTCACTTTAAAGAAGAATATTCTACTTCTGAACCAGCTGTAACAGGAAATGTAAGATATTATGTTCCTGTAGATGAACTTGAAATAATAGATATTTCAAATATGGAAAATGAAGAATTTAATCTCATGAATCCTGATGAAGATCTACCACTAGATCAATTAACAATAAGAGACCTTGCTGCATTATTGTTAAACAAACCTGTAAGCAAGAAGATTTGGCTTAACCAAATAATAAACAAAAAAATCAAATAATAATGGCTCAAAGTATTTTAATAATTGGAGAATCAGGGTCAGGTAAGTCTACAGGAGGTAGAACTTTAAAACCTGAAGAAACATTTTGGATTAATGTTGCTAATAAACCTTTACCTTTTAAAGGTTGGAAAACTAAATATCCAAAACTTAGTAAAGATAATAATAAAAAAGGAAGATTATCTACTGTAAGTAGCCCAAATGGCATAATCAAAGCAATGCAGTATGTAAGCGATGAAAGACCAGAAATCAAAAATTTAATAATAGATGATTGGCAATATATGTCAGCATTTGAATATTTTGATAGAGCAGATGAAAGAGGTTATGATAAATTTACAGATATTGGTAAATGGTTAGCAGCTACAGCTAAGAAACCTATGTCATTAAGAGAAGATTTATTTATTTATTTTTTAACTCATTCTGAAGAAAATACTGATGCTTTAGGTAAAAGAAAACAAAAAGCAAAAACTATTGGAAAAATGGTCGATGAAAAATTAACTTTAGAAGGTTTATTTGCTATTGTATTATATGCAAAAGTTAAAAGAGATGATGATGGAGAATTAAAATATGTATTTGAAACTAAAAATAACGGTATGAATACATGTAAAACTCCTATGGGAATGTTTAAAGAAACTGATATCCCAAATGATCTAGAATTTGTAAGAGAAAAAATTGTTGAATTTGAAAACTAAAAAAAAAATGATAAGTACAAAAAAAACAGATAGTGAAGGAAATGATAATTTTATTAATAAATCATTGCAACCAGGTAATACAGTAGTTAAAGTTACAAGAATTTATTTAGATGAATTTCCATTTGAAGAAAATGCATATAATTTAATATTAGAAGCACAAGGTGTTGATTTAGACAATTTTGAAGGTTTTAATATAGATAATGATGATGAATCTAAAGGAAAACATAAATGTCAAGTTGGTAGAATTAAAAGTAATCAATGGGCATATGTTAATAAAAAATTAAACGATGAAATTACTATTATTAGAGATGATGAAATAGTTAAATTTTTAAGAGCATTTTGTTTTTGCACTGATACAACTGATTGGTTAGACAGTGTAGATGATAAATATGAAACTATTGAAGAACTAGTTGCAGCATTTAATGATGATTATCCTTTTAAAGATAAATGGTTAAATGTTTGTATAGGAGGAAGAGAATATTTAAATAAAGCAGGATATACTGCATATGATTTATTTTTTCCAAAATTTACAAGAAACGGAGTTCCTTTTGAATCAATTGATATTGAACATTCAGATTCAAAAGTATATACATTTAATGATAAAGAACACATTAAAAGAAAAGAAGTAAAAGAAGTAGATTCATTTGAACCAGAAAAGAAAAATGATGACTTTGAATTAAATTAATTTTTAAAATCAAAAAAAATAATAAGTGCTTAAGGATAAAACTTTAAGCACTTTTTAACCTAAACTAATAGTCATGATCAAAACAATAGCAGAAATAGATAAAATACCATCTGCATGGGTTTTTGAACATTATTGCAATTTATCTGAAATATTACACGGACAAAGTATTAAAATACTTTCTATGTTTAATAATAAAGATACTGTCCCATCTATGTTTATTTACATTTGGAATGATGATAAATATTATTTTAAAGATTTTTCATCTGGTAAAGGAGGAGATTGTACAAAATTAGTAATGGAGTTATTTAATTTAAATAGATTTCATGCTATACAAAAAATCATTAAAGATTATAAAAACACTAATATAAAAGATTCTAAAGTAATTATAAAACCTGTAAGTTCATATAAAGTTACTTCACATATAAAAAGAAAATGGACTGAATTAGATGCAAAATATTGGATTCAATTCAATATTGGTACAAAATTATTAAATAAGTATAATGTATTTCCTTTAAAAGAATATACATTTTCAAAAGAACTTGATAAAAAAATATCTGAAATAAATATAAAAAATAATTATACATATGGATATTTTAAAAATGATGGAACATTGTATAAAATATATCATCCATACTCTAGTAAGAAAAAATTTATTAAAGTTAAAAGTTATATACAAGGTACTGATCAATTAGAGTATAAAAAACCAAATTTAATTATAACATCTTCATTAAAAGATATTATGAGTTTAGATTCATTAAACTTAAATTCAGAATTTATAGCTCCTGATAGTGAAAATACTATAATTCCAAAAAAAATCATGTCATCTTATTTGCTTAAATATGATAATATACTTACATTATTAGACGATGATGAAGCAGGTCATTTAGGTATGATTAAATATGAAGATTATTACGGAATATGCAGTATTCATTTAAATTTATCAAAAGATCCATCAGATTCAATAAAAGATTTTAATAAAACCACAGTCAAAAATTATATTAACCCTTTAATACCTTAAAAATGAGTGTAGATGATTTAAAAAACAGCTATAATGAAAAAATTGAAAACGAAAATAGTCCTTTTATGAAAAACATATTAGAGGCAGAATTAAAACATAAATTAGAATTATTAGAATTAGGTATTGAAAATATAATTCCACCTGAACCTGATGATTGTATTGCTTGTAGCGGATGAAAATATTAAGCTTAGATATTGCCAGTACAACTGGATGGTGTTTAGATAAACACTTATATGGAACCTGGGATTTTAAAACTAGAAAAGATGAATCTATGGGTATGAAACTCATAAGATTTAAAGCAAAATTAAATGAAGTATATGATTTAGAAAAATTTGATATAGTAGTATATGAGCGTCCTGCAGGCAGGCATGCTCATGCTATTATACATCAAGCTAAATTAATAGCTATACTTGAAAAATTTTGTGAAGAAAATAATGTAGAATACAAATCTTATTCTGCATCTGAAATAAAAAAGTTTGCCACTGGAAAAGGAAATGCAAACAAAAAACAAATGATTGACACTGCAAAAATTAAATATGATTATCCTGGTGATGATGATAATGAAGCAGATGCAATTCATATGCGTTATTTAGCAAAAGAAGAACTAGAAATTTAATTAAAAACTTAACAAATGGCATTCAATCCTTTTATAGAATTGGATGAGAATGAGATATCAAAACTTGCTTTTGAATATACTACTCATCCTTATATTTATTATTCAGATGAATATGGAAGACATTATGGAACACTTTATAGTGTTAAAAAAGATGTATATAAAAAAATTAGACAATTATTTAATGGAGATAATAATAATACAATAGGAAAAAAAGATAAAGTATTTATTTGTCCTGGTTGTAAATTACCTCAATTTAGAATTAAAGAATATCTTAAAAAAATAGGTGCTACCTTAACAAGAGATATTGAAAAAGCTACCATTATTATTTCTACTGATGATATGTGTGAAATGGTTGATAATGGTTATAAAGAAAATAAACAAGCAAGAATATCAAAAATATTTTTTGAAGATACAGGCATGTTTTGTTTTAGACCTTTTGATCATACAATAGATGAAAATTATGATAATGAATATGAATATTGTGAACACCATATAGATGAAATGAATTTATCTGAAAGTAGAATTTATGATAAAGGTTCTATAGAAAATGTATTATTTAGTGCAAAAACAATAGATCATACACCCTGGACATCTATTTTAAAAAGAAGAAGTGAATTATTAACAAATGATTATGAATATTTTCTTTATCCAATAGGAATGAAATTAATATATGAAATACTTAGTAAAAAAATACCTGTATTATTTGAAGATGAATTATGTGCTGTTGCAAATTCAGGTTTAAAATTAAATGATCCAGAAGTATTTGAAAGTATTAAAATGATGTTAAATGGGACAATAGAAGATAGAGAATTAGCTAAACAAATGATATTTAATTCAGATTTTAAAAATTGTGAACATGAAATATATTGGTTAGCTCAATATGAAAATAATCTATATTATTCTAGTACTAGAGATAAAAACAGAGATTATTTTTGCAATGAATCTGGTTTTCATAAGTTTGTACATATGACTGATCTTGATTTTATTGAATATATGCATGAAAATGATAAATTAGATACTAAAATATTTCAACAATATATATGTGGTTTTATAGAAGAATGTTTAGAAGATTTAGGTCGTAACAAATTTTATAATTTATTTGATTTTAAAATTAAATGGAAAGATGAATGGTTAGAATATTCTTTAGATGAAAATGAAAAAGAAAATGAATATATTATAAATAAAACTGAAAAAAATGAATAAAGATAATTTTAAAACAATCATTCAAATAAAAAGAATGGTTTCACCTAATAGTACATCATATGATATTACAGAACATGATTATACTAGTCCTAATAATCCTACAAAAAAAATTTTTAATTATATATCGTATTCTGAAAGAATAATTTGTATAAATAAAAAAGAAGCATTAACTCAAATAACATCAGATAAATATATTTATAATAAAAAAGATAAATTATTTTTTGGTGCAGGATGTACAATTCCAAGACATAAAGTTAGAGAATGGGGTAAACAACATGATATATCAATTACTATAAAGCCTGAAAAAGCAAATGTAAATGTTATATCAAATAATTGGGTTAATAATTTATTTGGTTATTGGAGTTCTTATTATAATGTATTAGTTGATAAAAATAATTTTATAGAATTTTTAGAATTAAATTATACTGATACAGTTGACACTTTAATTCAATTAATTAAAGATTCTGAACATGATAAAATTATAATAAATAAACATGATCATAAAGATATTATGGGTCATAAACAATCATATTATAATAATCGTAGTAAAGTATTAACTCCAACAGAAATTAAAGAAAGAAAGGAAGAAATGGGTGTAATATCACAATATTGTGAAATGTTTGGAAATGAAGAATGGAAAACTGAAGATAAGGATTATGAATGGGATTTAATGGAAGATTCTAAACAAAAATATAAAGATTTAAATAAATTATTTGATTTAGATGATTCTGTTACAACTATTCTTGATACAACATTAGTTGATGTAGTAAATGAAAGTGCTATAACAATTGATAATGAGATGTCAGATCAATTAAAAACAATGTTACATAGTACTGATATTAAAAATCATGTTTTAGCAATGGAAATAATTGCTAATAGTAATTATAGAACATCTTTACATAAAATTTTATTAATCTTTAGAGAATATGGAGGTAGAATTTGGGATCGTCAAGAAAGAAATCATGTTAATTTTAAAAGTTTAATAAAATTTATTGATTTATATAATTGGTATAATCCTAGTTATGATAATATTATTAATTGTTTAATGAAAAAAAACTATTTAACAGCTGATATATTATCTGAATTTATGCCTTTAGTTAAAGAAGAAATAGAATCTGAAACAAATAGATGTCATCCTATATTTAAAGTAAAGACAATAACAGTATCTAATGAAGTAAAAAGATATTTTGGACTAGATATACCTTTAAGTAAAGAAGAATTAGAAGAATTAGAAGAAATAAATAAATAAATATGGATATAAAAAAATTAGAAGAAGAATTTTATAGTAAAGAATTTACATATAGTTATTCATCTTTAAATAAATTGTTATATGATCCACAGTTATTTTTTAAATGGTATGTTTTAAAACAAAAAGAAGATAAATTGGACCAACATCTCATTGATGGGAAGTTGGTTCATTGCCTTCTTTTAGAAAAACATAATTTTGAAAATAATTTTGTACTTGTAGATTTTAAAGTTCCATCTGGAAACAATAAAAAAATTGTTGAATACATATGGAAACTAAATAAAGGTTCAGATAATTTAGATATATATGAATCTGAAATTATTCAATGGTTAACATGGAATGATTTACATCAATCTTTAAAAGATGATAAAGATCCTAAAGCTTCAGATTATAAAACTGGTGATCAAAAAAGAATAAAAAAGATTCTAACAGATGAAAATAAAAAATATTTAAATTTTTTATATAAATCTGAAGGTAAAAATATTGTAGATAAAGACACATATGATAAATGTTTAGAAACTGCAGATAAAGTAAAATCTAATAAAGAAATATATAAATTATTAAAATTAGATGGAGCTGAAGATTTTGAAAATATAGATGTTCATAATGAACTTAAAATAGATGGTTATTCTAATTATTTTGAATGCAATATAAAAGGTATAATAGATAATTTAGTAATTGATTATAAAAATGAATATATATACATAAATGATGTTAAAACATCTGGTAAAACATTATTAGAATTTGAAGACACAGTAGAATATTATAAATATTGGCTTCAAATGGCAATTTATGATGAACTTGTCAAAATTTATTTAAAAAATAAATCTATAAACTTTAATAATTTAAAAATTATTTCTACTTTTATAGTAATTGACAAATATCAAAATGTTTATCCATTTGAAGTTTGTGGATCATCAATAGAAAAATGGAAACATAAAACTAAAGTAAATGTAATTGATAAAGCAAAGTACCATTATAATGAAAAAAATTATTCATTACCATATGAATTTTTAACAAATAAAATCATGCTTTAAAACTATTATTTATGGATCGTATATATAACGAATATTTTCAAAAATCAAGAGTATTTTTATACCCTATGTTAAACATTAAAAAAGGTGTAAAATATACACCTATTGAGACGTATATAACATGGGAAAATAATGTTGATATTACTGAATCAAAATTAATTTGTTTATATAAAATTCACGATAATAAAAATTTTTTAAAATTTGAAAATGATTTTCTTTTAACGCATAAAAATTTTGATAATTATTATCAAATAGATGATAATAAAGGTATATATACTTTTAAAGTAAATAAAAATGATTGGAAACATTTTTTATCTGGTAGATATTCTCTTTTATCAGAGAAATTAAAAACACAAATAATTAATTTTCATAAAAATTATTCTAATATATCTTATATAAAAAGCTATTTATATCCTAATGAATATTTTGAAACATATTCAAATATATTATCAGTAAAAAAAAGTGTTTTAAAACAAGTTGGAGAATTATGTGATAAACCTGATTTAAAAAAAGAACAACTTATTTTAATAAATGACACTTTGGAAATAAAAGATATATGACTATATTTGTATAAATCTAAAAATTATATTATGCCTGAAAAAACCAAAAAAAATCAATCATGGGGTCTTGAATCTTCTATGTTAATAATTACATCTAATTGGGGCCCTACACCATCTTTTAAATTAATGCCTGTGACAAAAAATTGTCCATATATTGAAGGTATATTTAATCCTACTGGTAAAGTATTAGTTTTAATAGGAACTGAAAAAAAAGATGTTTTTCATATGGTGGAAAGATTGGATGAAAATGGAGATCCTAGAATGAGAAAAGGTAAAGCTACAAAAGAAGAACCTCATCAAAAACAAAGAATAAGTTTAGAAAGTTATAGTGAATATTATATTTCTGATTATGAAGAAATAAAAGATTTTCTAAAAAATATTGCAGTAAATCATAATGAATATGATTATGATGCAATTTTAGATATGAAAACTATGTCAACTCCTAATTTATTAGGAACTACACCTGCAGAACCTGTAGAATTAATTAATGTAAAATAAGATTAATTTTTTATTTTGTCATAAGCACGGATAGTCCGTGCTTTTTTTTGCTTAAAATTTAAAAATATGAATAACCATTGGGTAATGGATTATGAAACTATGGCCAATTGTTTTGTAGCTGTATTTGAGCATTATAAAACAGATGAACAAAAAATTTTTGTAATCCATGAAAAAACAAATGATTTTAAGGAGTTTATAAATTTCTTAGAAACTAATATTTCCAATAAAGAAAAACATATATCATATAATGGATTAGGATTTGATGCACAAATTACTGAATACATGTTAGAAGCTAAAGATACCTGGGAAGAATTCTCAGCAAAAGAAATAACACATGAAATATACGCTTTAGCACAACATGTTATAAATAAACAATCAAATAGAGAGTTTTTAGACTATTATGAGTATAATATGCAAATACCTCAACTTGATGTGTTTAAACTTAACCATTGGGACAATGCAAATAAAAGATCTAGTTTAAAATGGATACAATTCTCAATGAGATGGGAAAATCTACAAGATATGCCAATTCATCATGGAGATTGTATTTATGATAAAAAAGATTTAGATATGATTATTGATTATTGCATAAATGATGTCAAATCAACTAAAGAAATTTTTAATAGATCTATTGATCAGATTAAATTAAGAAAATCTTTAACAGAACAATATAAAATAAATTTATATAGTGCTTCAGAACCAAAAATTTCTAAAGAATTATTTTTACATTTTTTAACTAAAAAAACTGGATGGAAAAAAAATGATATAAAATATTCAAATACTATAAGAGAATCAATAATTATAAAAGATATAATTTTGCCGTATATTAAATTTAATAATAAACAACTTATAGAATTATTAGAAAAATTTAAATTAAAAACACTTGATCCTTCAAAAACAAAAAAAGGATTTAGTGCTAGTATTAAATTTCATGGTGTTAAAACTGATTTTGGTTTAGGTGGTATACACGGGGCTCGTGAGAGTGGAATATATACAAGTAATGAAGAAATGATTATTATGTCATCAGATGTTACTAGTTTTTATCCTAATCTTGCTATTAAAAATGAATGGTCTCCAGCTCATTTACCAAAAGAAGCTTTTTGTGAGCAATATGAATGGTTTTTTAATGAAAGAATAAAAATACCAAAATCTGATATTAGAAACTATGTATATAAGATTATCTTAAATTCAACATATGGTTTAAGTAATGATAAATATAGTTTTCTTTATGATCCTCAATTTACTATGCAAATAACTATTAATGGACAACTTAGTTTATTAATGTTATATGAAATGATTATGGATAATATACCTGGGTCAATTCCATTAATGCATAATACTGATGGAGTAGAAACTTTAATACCTATAAAACATAAAGAAAAATATCTTGAAGTCTGTAAAAAATGGGAATTATTAACCAATTTAAACTTAGAACATGATAGTTATAGACAATTAATATTAGCTGATGTAAATAATTATATTGCTGTACATAATTGGAAAAAAATTACTCGTGAAGAATATAATAAATTAAAAGAAAATCCACATAATTTACTTAAACAAGAAAAAGGTTATTTTTATCATTCTAAAGTAAAATGTAAAGGTAGATTTGAATTTCAAAATTTACCCTTACATAGAAATTCAAGTAGTTTAATTGTTACTAAAGCTTTATATCATTATTTTTTAAATAATGTTACGCCTGAAAATTATATTGAAAATAACAGAGATATATTTGATTATTGTATAGGTAAAAAGATTAAGGGTAACTGGAGATTTGAAAAAAGATGGATTGATAAAGAATATAAAACAGAAAAATTACAAAAAACAATACGTTATTATGCAAGCCATAAAGGATGTAAAATAATAAAAATAAATAATAATGATAACCGTGAAATCCAAACAGAAAGTGGAAAATGGTTATTAACTATATTTAATGTATATAAAAATAAACAATGGTCTAAATACAATGTTAATGATAAATATTATCTGAACTCTATTTATACAGAAATAGAAAACATTGCGGGCCCAAAAACTAAACAAATAAAATTATTTTAAAATGCCAACAAAAATAGGACAAATATCGGAAATGGAACTTAAACAAGTTCCTCTTCCAACAGGATTTAGTAAACAATATGTAACTGTATCTCACGGATACATAATTGATACTGTAAAAGATCTATTAGATCAAAATAATTATGAAATAAAAGAAACTATTTATAGATGCACAAATGGTGGAGAAGTAGTTCAAGCAGTTTATCATATTAACCATGGTGATGATCCTGAATTAGGATTAATGTTTGCATGGTCAAATTCATATGATAGATCTCAGAGATTTAAATGTGCAGTAGGTGCTCATGTATTTGTATGTGGAAATGGAATGCTTATTGGAGATATGGCCAATTATGGAAAAGTTCATAAAGGTGATAAAAAACAAGTATTACAAAATGTAACTGATCATATTACATTACAACTTAAATCAGCATCTAATTTTTATGATATGATTAAAAAAGATAAAGAAGCTATGAAAAACATCTGTCTAACAGAAAAAGAAATAGCTGAATTAATGGGTGTATTATATTTTCAAGAAGATCTATTAACTAGTGGACAATTAATCACTTCTAAAAAACAATTTGAAGAACCAAGTTATGATTATAATGCACCATTGAATTCTTTATGGTCTTTATATAATCATGTAACTTATAGTTTTAAAACATCTCATCCAAAAAAATGGATGGACACACAAGCTAATTTTCATCAATTTATAGCAAAAACTTATATTCCAAAACCTGTTATAGATCCAAATCAAATGAATATCACTGATGTTATAGAAGTTCCAGATAATCAGTTAATTACTAGTGAAGTAACTCCAAATCCATTAGGTGAAGATGACATGAATTCTTGTCCTGAAAAACAAGAAGAATGGGATCAACAAACTAGAATTGAAGAAGGTTTAGATCATAAAGGTGAATTTCCTGAACATGATCCTGTTAGTTTAAGAGTAAGAGATGGTGAAATAGAACAGTTTGATGATGAAACAGGTGAAGTAATAAAAAATGAAGCTTTAGATAATGTTGCAGATGAAAAAGTAAACGAATTAGAAATGTTTGTTTTACAATTTTATAATGAAGAAACTGAAGAATTAGAAGATAATAAATGTAAACTAATTCCAGTTGATGAGTATGATGAATATGATCCAGAGTATAAAGATTGGAGATATGAAGGTACAGGTATGATTTTTAATAAAGAAACTGTAGTATTAATAAATAAAACTACTATAATGAATGATTTATTAAAACCAGATGATAATGTATTAATTGATTCTTCAGGTAATTTAGCTGATGAAGAAGCTGATATGATTGAAAAAGAAGAGATTATTGCAGAAAGAGAAGAGGAAGATGTTTTAACTGAAGCTGAAGTAACAGAAAAACCAAGTGATGAAATATCTTTTGATAATTATCCTGGACTTAAAGTTGATGAAGATATAAATTTATCTGAACTCAATGATATAGAATCTGAACTTAAAAAAGATTCTCAAGAAGATCATGATGAAAAAGAAGATAATGTTACAGAAGATGTTGTAGAAGAATCAAATGATGACAAATTGGAGTTGCCAGAATTTGAATTCTAACAATAAAAAAAGGGAGGATAAAACCTCCCTTTTTCTTTATTAACCTAATAACATATCTTAAAAAGAATATGATATAGTAACACAATCAAAACAAAGTTAAACATAATTTATTTATAAACAAATTAAATTTAAAAAAATGGCAAAAACAAAAACTTACACAAGACATAACAAAAATTGGACAAAACAAGAATTAAATACTTTATTAGAACAACATATAGATGGTGAATCTGATAAAACTATTGCAAATGTATTAGAAAGAAAAATTGAAAGAGTAAAACTTAAGAGAACTGAACTTATGAGAGAATTAGTAAATGGCTTTACTAAACTGGATAATAATGGTTTAGATGAAAAAGGTATTGAACCTAATGAAGGTTATTATTTAACTAAAGATGAATATGAAAAAATGTTAAGTTTTGTAAATAGTGATCTAGACACTGAATTATTTAATTTATTGATTAAAGAAAATTTAGAAAAAAATGCTATAATGAATGTATTATTTGATAATGAATGGGTTCCTAGTATTTTAATACAACATTGTATTGATGCAGCAACAGGAATTACAGATAAAGACGTTGAAAATAAAAAAAAAGAAAATAAAAAAGCTATATAAATGAATATTGTTTATATATTTATAGCATAATTAAATCTCTTTATTTAATTATTCTTTTTCATTTGTTAAGTTAGAGGCTGTCAAGAAATTGGCAGCCTTTTTTAAATTTCTTAACATTTATTTAACTGGTAAGATCACCTTCTCTTTTTCTGAAAGCTTCATAATCTAATAGAAGTTCTGTATCTTTTTTAATATCAATTTTTGTAGTCATACTTATTGTATTATTTAAACAATCTATTTTACATCTGACATTAGGCTCAGAAGAACTATTATAAATACCTATATAACCAAGAGGAAATAAAACACCCCAAGGTTTCTGATTATGAGAAAAACAATATTTAAAAAGTTTTTCTTGTGGTTTTTTAGTTAACAATATACCTGGAGAAACTTCTAGTTTAGTTCTTTTAGGTATATCTTTTTTTGCAAATACACCTAATCCGTGTAAATTAGATTTTCTAATTTCAATATAATCAGAAATAAACATTTTATCTAAATCTTTGTCTTACTGTACTAAAGTTTTGTATACCTACTGCTGGATCTACTGTAGAACCTGAAATACCAAAAGTTTTTCCTAACACATTCCAAAATTTATTAGAACCTTTTTTCTGCCAAGAATATGGACCTACATCTTTTGCATAATCAACTTTTTTATCATCCATAAAAAATGTTCTATCAAGTTGATCCCACATTTTAAAATAATTATCAGCAGTGGGCCCAAAAACAACTGAAGATACATTTTTCATTTGTGCTAAATCTTTTAAACCATATCTAGGTAATGGTATAAATTGTTCATTTTCAGCTCTTATATTCATTAATAACATTAATCCATGATTTGCTAACCATCCATTCATGTTAAAAGGTCTATCTGGATCAGATGGTACAAACCATCCAGGATAAGCACCTGATTTAGCTTTTAATTTTTTCCATTTATCATCATCATCTAAATCAAATCCAAATAACCACCATTGTAATAATACAAGACTTTTTAAAGCTATAATATCAAAAACTGTTTTTTTAACAGCACGAACTTGTTCAGGACGCATATACATAATAGCACTTTTTCCTTCCTTTATAATTTCTTTACCTAAATTGAAAAATTCCCAATAAAATCCTAATGTCATTTCAGCTTTTCCTATATTATATCTTTCTTGAACACCACCTTCTTTCCAAATTGATCCCGCATATCCCCATCTATCTAAAAACATTGGTGTAAAATATTTTCTCATATATGAAAACATTTGGTATAATAAATATCTATTTGCTTCAGGTTGATCTTCTTCAGCGTATGCACCTTGTAAATCTTTAGTAACAGTTTGTATTCTATTTTTTATTTCAAGAAACTTTTTACCTTTTAAATCATATTCAGGATCTAAATCATCTTTTAATTTTATTTGATCATTTTCATCTAATTCAAAAGCTTCTAAATATGGTACAGTTTGTTTAATACCATCTATTATTATATGATTTCCGTTTTCATCTATTTTAGGAACTTTTACATGATACATCATTCCACCAAATGATTGTAAAGTTGCACCAATTTCAACAAATTTTCTTGGTGAATAAACCCATGAACCAGACGCAACATCTCTTAATAAACTTCTTCCAGAAGATTCACCAAATTTTTCTCTTTCACGACCTTGAATAGCACCAAAAACATCTATCATTTGTACATTTAAACTTTTACTACCTACTTTATACAATTGTGAAGAAAGTTGAGGTTGTGCACCCATTGCCCATGCTTTTCCTCTTAAATAACTTGTTGGTGACATATATTTACCTGCAGTTGATTCTAAAATACCTTGATACATTGCACCATATCTGTTTTTTAGAGCTGATGGTATGTTTAATTGAAAAAATGCAAATGATGCATTTTTCTTTAACATATTTACTGTTTTATGTAATATAGGAGCATCTTTAACACGTCCTGTAACTTTTTGCCCATGAAAATCTCTTTCAATTATATCATCAACAGCTTTAGCTCTAATACTTCTATCTTTTTTACTATTTCTTATTGAAGTTTCAACTCCATAATTTTGATACATTTTTTTCTGTATCTTTTTTATTCCGTTAATTGTTTGTATAGGAGCATTTTTAGGATTATTTAATACATCTGATAAAGCTTTTGCAACAGGACTTATTTCAATTAATTTTTTTTGTTCTTCCGCAGATATTTGATATCTGTCCATTCCTGATAATACATCCAATGAAACTTCTTTTAAATCCATATTATATTTACCACGTATAGGAATTTTAGATATCATTTCATCGTTAAATAAATCTATATCCACTAAAACACGTTCTTCTTTTGCATTTAAACCACTTTCAAAATCATCTTCACTTCTTAAAATACCTGAACGAATCTCTTTAACAAATGATGTCAATTTACTAAACTTTTCACCAGCTATACCTTGAGTTTGAATGATATCTAAATTTGTTTTTCTATATCGAGCAATATCAAACCCTAATTTACTTTTATCTGTTAAACCTTCCTGGTTTTCAATATGAAATTTTTTAATTTTTTCTAATAGTTCAAATTCACCACTATTTTTATTCATATTTTCATATTCCATATTTATATATCTGTAAGGATCTTCTAAATCTGGATTTTTTGCTACTATTTTTTTCATTTGAGCATATGACTTTGGCAATTTATTCCCTTTAATATCAATTGTTTCACCAACTACATCTTTAACAGCATATTCTTTTTTAACAAGTCTTTGTTTATATTTAATAGAAGGTGTACCCAAAATTTCATCTAATAACACACCTTCTGTATCAAATATTTTTGTCTTTAAAAAATATGGACTATTTTCTATTTTTTTTGTTTCTTCATTATATATTGGAGCTGGTTTTACTTTACTCCACACATACACTCTTTTATAATTTAAGTCTTCTTCTTCCCCATTCCAAAATTCATTTTCAATATGATTTTTTTCAAACCAAATTTTAAATGCTTTTGATTTTCCTTTTAGAGAACGTATTATATGTTTTTCATCTAATAATTCATTTGCAGTATTAATATCAAACTCTTTAACACCAAAAGAAACTTCAATATCATTATTTAAATTTTCTTTATCAATTATATCATTTAATTGATCTAAATAATATTGTGTAGGATCTGTTATTTGTAATGCATTTAATTCTTCATATGCAGACATCAATAAAGCTTTTTGAGTTCTGTTTAAACCAAGTTCACTTTTTCTTTTTAATAATTCTATTCTTCTATTGTTTTCTTTTTTTGTAATAGGAATACCATTGTTTATTTTATTATAAATATCAGTTAATTCATCTAACTCAATAATTGTTAAACCTGTAAGACCTGCATATGCTTTTCTTTTACTTTTTATTTCTTCTTGTAATTCTTTAACAGATTTAATTCTTTTATCACTCATTTCTGTTGCATCAGGTTCATTATTATTATCTCTAAATGGAGTTACAGCATCAAATATTTCATCATAATTTTCTTGTATTGATATAGATTCTTTAACTTTAACAGGTAAATTTTTAGTTAACATTTCAATTCTATCAAAAATCTTTTGTCTTTCATCATACCACTCTTGTGAAATTTCTGGTGTAGTATTTTGCATTAACCATATATCTAGTTTTTCTTTATATTTATCCTTAAATTCTTTAGAATTTTCATCTAAATTTTCTTCTAACAATGATTGATGCAACTTTTCAGTAAAATTTAAATAAGCATTATTAAATGCATTTGGAATTTCTTTCCACTCATAAAATTCTTTTTTAGCTTCTCTATATTCTTTTAATAAACGAGCTTTTTCTTTGCCATTTTCATCTTTTCCATATTCAGAAAACAACATTCTATATTCTTTCCATTTATCATTAATAAGAGCATAATGATCAAATTCATCTAATTCATCTGTTATAGCATCTGTTAAATAATTTAAATCTTTTAAAATTTGATCTCTTTCTAGAAGAGCTTCTCGACCTAATTCATTATCTAAAATTTTATCAGCTTCATAAAATTTATCAACAAAATCTTGATTAAAAAATATTCTTTTATGTTCTCTAAACTTAGCTAATTTATTTGCATAATTGATAAAAGATTCTTTTGTTCTTTTATTTATATATTCTTTTTGAGCATCATCTACAGATTCTTTCATTTTAGCTAATGCAAATCTATAATCTTTATGTTTATTTAATAATGACCATACTTCGTATTCTTCAATATTTCCTTCTTCATTTTTTCTTACATCTTTATCAACAAAAAGATAAGGTTTCCAAAATTTTTCTAAATTATTTGCGTTATACCCAACTTTATCTAATAAAGGTTTTAATTCATCCATCATCTCATTAGATCTTCTATTTGCATCTACAAAAACTTCTGATAACGAATCTCTTAAAAATACTCCAAAACTTGCAATAACAGGATCATTGCTATACATATAACCTTCTAAAAAGTTATTCATAAAATGTGCATCTCCTAAATTTCCTTTTAAATAATCTTTGAATTTTTCTTTAGACATAAAATATTTTTCATATCTATCTTTTTCTTTTTTAATTTTTTCTGCGGGTGCTCCTTTTTCTTTTAATTCTGCTTTTCTTTCATTCCAAAGTTCAGTCATTCTTTCATTAATAACATTAAACTTATCCCATAATACATCCACTAATCCTTTTTCTCTAACATTATTTATTATAATTTGAGATCGTTCAACACTTGATAAAATTTTATTTGTTAAATTGTCTAAATCAGTTCCTGGAGGAATTCCAGCATCAATCATATTTTCTCTAATATTTTTTATAAAATCATTCCAATTTTCTAATAAGCTTTGATAATAATGCATTTGTATTAAATTATCTTTATTATCTGGTGATTTAGAAATTTCTATTAAATGTTTATTTATTTTTTCTGATATTTTATCAATTTTTATTATATTTTTAATTAATGCATCTGAAGCTTCTTTATGAAAATTTAAATCTTCAATTAAATCTTCCATTGCTTTATTTGCGTTTGTTAATGTTTGTATATCAATAATATTTTTAGACATTTGATTATATAAGCCTTCACCTATTTCAGGAGCTAATATATCACGCATAGCTTTAAGATTGTTTTCTTTTCTAATTCTTGTTATATGATTTAAAATAATAGTATAATTTTCATTTATTATTTGTAATAAATTATCTGTATCAAAATTTTCTAATTCTTCTGAAAATTTATTTATATCAGTTAAATATTGAACAATATCTTTATTACTTATTATATCTGTATTGATATTAAACGTCCCTCCTTCATTTGTGGCAGCTTTATTTAACATATCAGCTAATTCTATCAATGTAGTATTAGGAGATAAATTTTCAATTTTAATTTTATTTCCAAATAAATATCTAAGAACTTTTTTTATACCTAAAATAAGTCTTTTAATTATCGACTCATTAGCTTTTGTATTTGTATCATTTTGTTTTGTAAAAACTGATTTAGTTAATGCTTTCACTAATATTTCATTTGTAATAACTGGATCAGATTCATTAAAATTAGGATATTCTTTTAATGCCTCATTTAAAAAAATTTCATAATCACTAGTTTTTTTCAAATCTTCAATTAACTTATTATATAAACCTGGATTAGTTATTCTAATAGCGTCAATTAAAGGATGAGAAAATTCATGAATTATTTGATCAGTTGATTGTAATTTATCTACAAAATAAACTTGCCCATTAAAATAAAATGATGATTGACCTGCCCATGGATTTTTTGTACCAGTAGTAATACTTCTTGCTTCGTCTTCTGATACAATATTATATCCTATATTTAATTTAGATGATAAACCATTTGCAATTTGTAATAATATGTTATTTGCTATTTTATTTTTTTGTCCTTTTTCATCTAAACTAAAAAACTGTACTTCTTTTTTTACTTCTTCTTTTAAAGTTTTTGCATCTTGAAAAAATTCTTCAATTGTATCTTGTTCTTCTTTTAATGTCCAAAATCTAAAACCTTTATTTGTAAACTTATTCTTATCTTCAGATGTTGGTACAAAAAATATTAAATCAGCCATATCTTTTGGCCTTCCCATATTGATTTTAGCTTCCATTATTTGTTTCCAATCTTTATAATAATGATCAAAAATCTCTGGATAATTACCTTCAGATGTTCTTAAAAAGAAATCTAATTGAAATCTTTTAGGTAATAATTTACCATGATCAGGATCATTTGCATTATCAAGAAATTCCATTTCTGTAGGATGCTCAACATATCCCATTATTGTAATACTCTCACCTTTTTTATGATCTCTACCTATAAATGTATTTTCAAATGTCCAAGTTGGAAAACTATTTTTAATATTTTTATACCATGTTTGATCTTCAATAAATCCTAATAATTTACTTCTAAACTTCTTTTTTGCAGAAGGAGAAATTTTCTTTGAAAGATGTATTCCTTCATTTCTAATCCAATTAAACATTTCAAATGCATTATCTTCTGAAAGAAATTGTTCTAACTCTATAACACCATCAATATCATGTAAATCTTCACTTACAGATCTTAATACTGTTCCATATTTACGTAATGTTAATGAACCACTTGCTTTAAATCCTAAATATCCTTTTCCTAAAGCGGTTAATCCAAAAAGTTTTTCTAATATACTTCTAGCAAAAGGATCTTTATTTAAAGTTTCTTCATAACCTTTAACTTCATATACAGTTCCATTTGTATCTTCCACTTGACCTGTTTCAGGATTTAAACTATATGCAGATAATATTTTATCAAAATTTTCTTTATATACATCATCAACAATATCCATGACAATATTATTGAGTTCATCTTCTTTCATTTTTTTAAATACACTATTTCCTAAAATATTATTTATTTCATTCCATATAATATTAAACATCCTTATGAACCAATTTTCTTCATATCTATTTTTTATTCCATGACTTTCTAACCATTTTTTAGTAATTTCTGGATTTTTTCTTTTAGGTCCTTTATAATCATGATCTAATCCAGCCTCTAATGCTAATGCAATAAAATTTATTATAACTTGTTTTTTTGCCCAAGGATTTGTGTATTTTTCATCAATAAATATATCTTCTTCTTCTTCTACAGTTTCAGCTTCAGAATAATTATTATACATATTATAATATTTCTCAAATTGTGACCATTGATCAATATTATGCCATATACGCGATCTAAGATATGTCTTAACTCCTAAAAATGAATATATAATATTTGCTGATTGCATTAATAAATCTTTATCAGATATATTTTCTTTTAATACTAATAATTTTTGTAAAGTATCAAATGCAGTCATTGGTTCTCCAACTCTTAAATTTAAATTTTCAATTAAATTTTCTGCATCAAGTGAATCAACTTTAATATTCAAACCATTTAAATATTTTATAAGTTTGTTTCTTAATTCTTCATTGAATTCCATTTGAGTTATGTTACCCAATGTTTCATCTATTTCTTTTTGAATAATTTTCTCACTTTTATCTTCAACTAATTTAAACGCATTTTGTTTTTTGAATACTAAAAATTGTTTTGTATCATCTATATCCACATCAGAAACATAACCATCTGAATTTTGATCTAAATTAGATATAGCAATTTTATCAAGATTTTTAATTTTTTTAGGATTATTAATACTTAAAAAATAAGAATTTGATAAAGATTGTTTTTCTCTATCAATACTCATATCATCTTTAAAATATAAATCTGAAACTTCAGAGTCTTTATATAAAATTATAGGCTCATTATTTTTATCTACTGCAACAGAGTCTTTAAAAAATTTTTTAAAAGAAGGTGTATGAACTTGTGCCCACATTTTTAAAGCCTCTTCTTCATTATTTTTTAATTCAGGAAAAGATAATATATGAGAATATAAAAGTGATTCACTACCATTTGGAGCTAATACTTTTTTAATTTTATTATCATTTCTATTTCTTATTACACTACAACTCATGTTTTAAAAATTTAATTACATTCTTGATCTAATATACTTAATATTTTATCAATATCAGAATTTATACTTTCTCTTAAATATTTATTATCAATCTCTTGTGTTTTTTGTACCATTTTGGTTAATTCACTCGACTTCATTACACCAGGGTTTATAAAACCAAATTCTTCATATAATAAAGTTGTTAAATAACTATATGTTCTAGGAGCTTTTTCTTGAAATTCTGTTCCATAACCACTATCTATAAAAATTATATTATTACCATTTAAATTAAGTTGATCAGATATCATTTTAATTTGTTCATTTAATAACTCTACATTTTCATCAAAATTTTCATCAATCATGTCTGTAACAGTTATAGGTAATACAGTATTACTTTTATTAATTTTTGAATAATTAGCTTTGTCCTTACCAATAATCATTACGTCTTTATCTTTTATTGATGGAGCTACAAGAACTACATTTTCTTTCCCATTTATTTCTTTTATTGTATTATCAATCACTTTTATACTGTCTTTTATATCTTTAAAAGAAAAACTATATATATTATCTCCAATAATATTAGAAGTTTCTATTAAATCTTCCATAATTTGTGTATCTACTGTCCAATCTCTAAATCTATAATTTGATTTTGAATTACTACCTGCGTATTTAGCTTCAAATTTTTGAGCAAAATCTTCTAATTTTTCATATATAATTAAATCATCTTTACTATTTAATATATTTAAAGCACTTGTTGAAGCTGCCTTTAAAATATTAATTATATTTTCATTAGGTACAGCTCTTACCATTGATAATGGTGTTTTTATGTCTTGGCCACTTTGTAAAAATGCATAAAAAGGAAATCTTTGAAAAAATTCAGATATTCTTTTGTTTTCAAATTGATTTTCATTTTTTATTATGCTTGGATCCATAAGTTCAATAAGATTCATATAATAATTTTCTAAAATTTCAGATTCTTTAATTTTTTCAGAAAATTTTAAATTGAATATTCCATAGCCTTCATCTATTTGTATGTTATTTAATATTTCATATTGATCTAATAAATTTTCATTTTTATTTATAATTTCTATTAATTCAATAGCATATGATCTTTTAGAAGATCTAAATATCTTATATCTATTATAAATATTATCAAGTGCTTTATTTTTTAAAAATGCATTATAAGCATCAGTAATTTTTCTTTTTCTAAAATCTTCTTCTGATTCAACAGGTTTTACTTTACCACCAATAAATTTAACTTTACGTTCTATTATTTCTTCTGCTTCATTAATAAATCTTATAAAACCAGGATCATCTACAATTTTTTCAGGTTTTAATATATATCTTAAATATTCTTTTTCTAATAAATAATCCATATATTCTTCTTCACTTTTAATAAAACTTAAATTTTCATATCTTCTATTTTTAAATTTTTCTTTTAATGTTTTTGGATCCATGTATATTATACCATCTTTTATAACAACAGCATCTTCAAAATTTTCAAACTTAACAGATTTTATATCTTCAAATCTAAGTCCATTATAATATTTATTACCATCAGATTCTAATATTAATTTAGATTCATCTTTAATTTTATTTTGAAATAAACTACTTACATATTCATTTTTAAATAAATCAATATATTTTTCTTGTGCTTCAGGACCAGAACCTAACCGCATTCTATTCATTATTTTATTTATACCAGGTTCATTTATTTTATTTAAAAGAAATGAATTAATATTTTCATGATTTCTTAATTCAAATAAATTAGTTAAAAACCTAATACTAAAATTAGAAATATCAAATTTACCTATAATGGATTCATTTAATAATTTATCAATCATATTAGGATTGACATATTTTAAATTTTTTAAAAGTATTTTACTTTGTTCTCTTGAAAAAGCTTGATATAATGATGTAGATTTTTTAGTATCATAATTCAAATTTGTTTTCATAGTTGTTATATTAGAAGCAGGATCTTCTAATTGTAAATAATGATAAAATAAAGCTTGTGCTAATTCTCTATTATTATCGTTAATTCCATCCTCTGCAATGCTTTTTAAATTTTCTAATGTAAATTCATTTTCATATTTATTTACTTGAGAATTTAAAAAATCTGGACCTAATTTATACATGTTCCATGGAAATTTATTTAATTTATTATTAAATACATTTCTTCTTGCAGTTTCTTTAACTCCAGTTTTCACATTTAAAACTGTACTAAATATAGATTTTCTTATTTGCATTTGTTTTACATACTCTGACACATACGGATTAGATATAAAATAAACTGCTAAATCACGAGAAACTCCAGATTCAAATAAAGTAGTTAAAATAGGAGCATTTTCTAAACCTGCATTTATATCAAATAACCAAGCTTTTTTCTCAACATCCACAGCACCATTAATTAATTGTGAATTTGTATCTGATATCTTATTTCCAGTAACATCATATATATTAGATAATGATATATATTCTTTTTTATTTATTTTACGTTTATTATGTGGGAGTTTTAATTTCACTTTTAAATTAATTCTAGGATTATTACCAGTATGATATACTGTATAATCAGCATCAATACTTTTTAAATAATCTATAAAATAACTATCAACTCCTGGCATATCTCCTACAACAAAATTATAACCTGCAGCACTAAGATCTGCAATATTATTTTTTGTTTTATCTAATAAATCAATACCATTAAACTTTCCATTTCTAGCTAACATTATTGTTTTTCCTGTAGGTTTTAATGCAATTACATAAGCATGTTTAGATTTAGCATCTTGACCAATATCAGTCATTGTTTTAGTAGCTCCAGGACTTGCTAAATTAAAACTAGTTAATGTAGAAGATTCTTTTCCAGCTGTCCAATCTATTTCACCTATAAATCCTGCATCTGCAGCTTTTCTCATTGCTTTATCTTTACCGTCTCCTTGAGGAGTTCCTTTACCTCTATTTTCAAATCCACCTTTTGTTTTAAATTCAAAATCATCTATATACATTCCAATTCTATTAAATTGTGAATTAAAAGTATTATTAACAGCATATAATCCTAAAACATCTTTTCCTATTGAGTTAGAAGCATGTTTATATAAATTATACATAGGTTCAAAAATTCTTGCAACTTCTAATATATCAGAAGTTCCTTCACCATTTAATTTTGTAAACTGTGAATATTTTTCTTTACCTACTTTACTTGAAGCTAATTTATCAGCAATATCTTCTAATTCTACATTTCCAATTGGTAATATTAAATCTACAAAGTTTTCAGGTTGTTCTAATATATTTTTAATGACCATTATCATATCATTATCAATACCTTTAGAAGTTTTTGAATTTAACTTTCTTTTTACCTGGGCCATTTCTTGATACAAAGGTTCTAATTTTGCTTGTTGTTCTTTTGTAAAAATTTGATATTTTTTCATATCATAAAAAGATGATAATTCTTCAACTCTTTCTTGAGCCTCATCTAATTTTATTCTTACTTCATTTAATTTATTTAATACATAACTTCCTTTTACTTTTCTAGATTGTAAAAATAAATTATCCCATTCTTTTTTCAGAGTTATAATCTTTTTTCTATCCTCTTTACTTTCTTTTTTAAATTTATTTTTTTGTTCTAAAAATTCTTTTTTCAAATTTTCATCTAAATTATTAAACTTATCTTTATAAGATTTTTGTAAAAATGCATCTCTTTTTTCTTGTATAGTATCATATAAATAATCTTTACGATCTAATAATTCTTCTTCAGTTTCAGATACTTCCATATTTTCAACTAATTCAGGTTTATTACTTATTAATGATATATTAGGCATATATATAGAAAGTTTATCAACATCAAAATCTGAACCTGATTTAGCAACAATTTCAGATGGTGGAATTATTATATTACCCGCACTTTCAGGTAAAAATTCTTGAACTTGCATGAATTCCATAGAATTAAGACCTTGTACAGGTATTCTTACACCAACCATAGTGATCATATCTCTATTTTTACCTATACTTAACCATTTTTCATCGGTAATCATAGCATTTAATCTATCTAAAGTTTTGATTGCTTGGCCATCTATATGTTCTGCATTTAATAATTTTTTAAAATCACCTTGTAATGCAATCTTCACACCCATTCCAACAGTTAAACCAGTATTAGGATCTTTTATATATGATGTTAAACCATTAGTACCATAAGTAGCTAAATCTAATTCAGAAGGATTTGTAAATTGAGAACTTTCAAAACCAGAATTAGAAACTTGGATAAGCATTTCTCCATTTAATTTTTCTCTAATCAATCGATTATTAACTAAAGCCATCAATAATTTTTCAATTTGTGGAGCATTAAGAGACAAAGATAAATCTGTTACAATTTCACCTGTAATTGGATCAGCATTTATAAAATCAAGTTCATGCATAGATAAATCTCTTGCTTTTAAATGTTTTACAACCATTTCTATTAAACCTGAAACATCTTTAGAACCTAATGTATAACCTGATTCTTTTAATATTTCTTCTTTACTTCTTTCTATTCTTTGTTCAATTAAACCTTCATAAATATTTACAAAATTTTTCATTTTAGAAGAAATAGCTCTTCCTTTATTAAATAAATTTAATTCAACTAATTTTCTAAATTGAGTTGCAAAAGTAGCTTTTCGTTTATATGATTCATTTATATCAATTTGATCTTTTAAAAATTCTATATAAATAGGATTAGATAAATATGTAATTGAATCATCAAAAACTCTACTTTCTGTTGCTTTAATTTGTTCTTGATAAAATGGATTTGCTTTACCATCTTCAGTAATAGTACTTATTTTACTTGATGATTGATATGTAGCATAACCTTTATTTTCTTTTACTAACTTATCATGTAATAATTGTAAATTTGTTCCTTCGATAAGATTAGGTATTAACGGTAATAATGAATATTTATGTAATGCAATTAATGGTAAAGTTCCAGTTGTAGCTAAAGGTCCTGAATATTGATATTTTCTAACTGGAAAATATTCAGTTAAATCATAATTAGATACATCTTCACCATTTATTATTTTATTATATAAATCTTCTTGTTCATTTGACCATTTTCCTTGAAGACGACCTAACATTCTATACATATCAAATGTAAGATAACCTTGCGCATCTCCTTCTTCCATTTCTCTGTATGGGCTTATAGCATTTTCAACAGCATTATTAATAGTTTGTTGTCTTATATTTTTAGGTAAATCTTTATATCTTTCAGTAAAATATTCTATAAACGCATTTTCATAATCGTTTATATAACCTGATGTAACAAGATTTTCTTGTAAAATCACTGTATCTATAATACCATTAAAATCTTCAATATCATGTCCAATAGATGCAGCATATGTAGCAAATTTATTTGGATCATCTGATACATTCATTACATTATTTATATAATTATAAATTGCAGGATCATTTCTAAATATTTGTCCAGCTGAAACTAATGATGAGTTTCTTTTATGAAAATCTTCTTTAGCCATATTATATTGAAGTGGATCACCATATAATATACCCATCATATCAAATTTATTTAACATTTGATTTGATACATATGATTTTATAATTGCTTCAACTACATCATTATTATTAATTTCAGTTTCAGTAGATTTTTTTAAAATATTATTAGTAACTTCATCTAATAATTCATTAGAAATAAAAGGTAACTCATTAAATATCAATCTTGTTCCTTGATATACATTTTCTAAATATGTATTTAAATCTATAATTAATTTTTCTTCGATTGTAAAGTTTTTATTAAACTGACTATCTAAAATTGTATCAAAATCAACTTCAAACAATTCATTATTAAAATTTTTGTCATTTAATTCAGTAATAGCGTTATATAAATCCGTAGATAACATTCCTTTAAAAAGAGATAATTCTTTACCAACAGCATTATCACCAGCTGTATATCCTAATACTTCTGGTTGATTTCCTTTTTTAATAATATTAATTCTATCAATTTCTGACTTTAAATTTTCTATTAATAAGTCTATAGTAGAATAAAAACCTTTATTAATAACAATATCATCAGATATTTCAATTTTATTATTTACATAAAAATCAGATGAATCCACATATAATTTTGTATTGTATGTAGCATATGCATTTATTCTTGAAGCTGTTAAACTTAACGATTGAGATTTAGATCCATGTCTTGGTAATTCAGGAGTTCCTCTTAATAAAGTTGTATGAATATCTTGTATTAATTTATCGTATTCAGATAAACTTAAAGTAATATCAGAATCTTCAAGTATACCATCAGTTACACGTGCAACACCTGATAAATTAATTAATAATAATTTTACTTCTTTTTTAGTTAATGTATCAATAACTTTTGGATATTCTGGTTTGTTAAAATCATATATAGATTGTAATATTCTATTGCTTGATACTTGCGGATTAAATTCAGGATCAAGGTATGACATGTAAGGGTAATTCTTTACTAAATCTGATAATGATTTACTTTCATTTATCGCATTTGTAATTCTATTGATACTTCCATTAAATGTAAACTCATTTACAATATCATTATTCACATTTGATGCAGAAAAATTAGAATACTTATCACTATATCTTGCTTGTAATTCCAATATTTGATCAAGTCTTCCGCTTTCAGTTTTTAAATCTTTTGATATATCCGTAATAAAACCTTTTGTTCTAATAGTTTTATAAATCCATTTAACAGCTGTTTTATATTGTTTTTTTCTATTTAATTCATTTATAATCATTTTATTATCATCAAGTCTTATACCTGCATCATATAAAAATTGATAAACATTATCCGTTGCATCATATTCAGTAGAATATTTTTCTATAAATTTTGATCCTTTTTTAGCATTCAAATAGTTCTGATTATATTTATTTTTTTCTATAAATCCATTTGAATCATCTAATGATTTAAATTTAGAATTTATATCTCTTTTAATTTTAAGAAGTGTTGCTGATGTTCTTCCTACTGTAACAGTTTCTTCAGGAACATCTAACTCTTCTATATTTCCTTCTGAATCTTCAACTTTTGTAACTCTCTCATATGTTAATGCTTCTAAAGGAACAACTGATTTATTAAATGTTTGCCAAAATTTTGTCCATAAATGAGCTTCAGATTCATAATTATGTTTATGAGGATTTCCTAATTTATTTTTTAATTCTGTTAAAACACCAGTAAATTTAGGATCAGTTTCTATTTCATTTTCAATAACAGCATACATTTTTTGAGGACTAGATAGGGATTGTAAAATTTTTTGTAATCTACTCCATGTTTCATTAAAATCTCCATTCGCATGAAAACCTAATGGATCTAGTATAGGATTTCCTTTATTATCATATTTATGTAAACTTTTAATTAAAAATAAAATTTCATTACTTGCAGTCTCTTTTGATGTTAATTTATTAGATGATCCTTCAACAGTTTGTTGCCATGTAATATTCTCATTTATTTCATTAGTTAATTCTTGTATTGTTTCAGTATCTAATGTTAATTTTCTATCAGATAAATATTTAGAATTATTTCTATGATATGCTACAACACCTTCATTAGTAGTTAGATTTTCAATATCACCCCAGTTTGCAATTGCATAATCAATCAAATCTATTTTAGATTGATCAGTTAAAATATCTCTTTGTTCACTTAAACGTCTTAATGCATAATTATAACCGTGAACATACATTATCTCAGGTTGTGTAAATAAAACAGATGTCCATTTCTTATGATCAGGATATTTTGCATTTTGTAAATTAATAAACTCAGAAAATAAAGAATCAATTGATCTTAATATTACTCTAGATTTTTGTATATCAAGATTTTCAAATTCATCATTTACTGGTTCAATACCATAATTTAATTGTCCCCATCTTGGATTGTTAATATTATATTTATATTTATTAAATACTTCTCCTGTAGATAATTTTTGTTGTAATTCTCTAACTTTTGCAATTGATTCAGGACGAGTAATTGCAGTTTCATAACTAGTTCCATAAAATAAATATTTAAGAAAATCTAATATCTTTTGAAAAATTGATTTTTTTACATTAGATACTTTTAATTTACCATCAGATAACATATATTTTTTAAAATCTTCTGCTAAATATTCTTCTATTTCTTTATCTGTAGCTTCAGAAAACTTTTTAGTTTCACCTTTATATGTTTTAAATTTACCAGAATCCTTTTTAACACTATCATATAATTCTTGTCTCTCACTACTAGGTAAAAACAATTGAGTAAATCCATGCCATGCTTCATGATAAAGATCAGTATAATTACTTCCTTTATATAATGTTATACCGTTTACCATAAATTGTGCATATGCATCTGAATTTACAGCATTAAAAGCAGGAGTAAATTTTAATAATAATTCTCCTTTTTTATTACGTGGCATTGTGTCATTATACCATTTTTCAGCTTTATTTATATGAGCTAATTCCTCTTTAGTAATTTTTCTTTCAATTGGTTTTCCTTCTTTATCTTTTAATATAGACTGTCTTAATTCATCAGTTATATCATCTAAATTATTATCACTAATATTACTATTATATGTAGTATTTTTAATAACTGGTTTGGTATTATCCGTTTTTAATACATTACCTTTTAGTAAGATATTTTGAGCAGCATATAATCCATCAATAAATGCTTCATCTATTTCAGTATTTGATGGATGTGTAAACTCTGCATATTTTAATAATCCTTTAGCAGCTTTAGAATCAGAGTTTTGAACAAATGATTCTATTACTAAATCTTTCATTAATTCAAGATTGATACTATAATCAGCATTTTTACCTCTTATTTTTTTACCAAATCCAGGTGTATTTTTAAGATTATTATATTTATCATAAGTTGCTTGATCAAACTCACCTGATTTTAATGATTGATACGCATGCTCAACACTACCATATTCTTTTTCTTCATATGTAAATTTCCTAGGTGCTAAATTTGATAATATTCTTACATCAGATTCAGATGATTTATTTCTATTTTTACCGCCCCAAAGAATTTCTATAGAACCTGTTGGTTTAGAAATTGGATCAGTTTTAATTAATTGAGGTTTTAATTTATCAAACTCTTTTTCAGAATTTATACCTATTCCCATTGAATTTCCTTTTGTTGCAATTGATATATGAGGAAAAGGTATATCTAATTTAATGTCAAGTTCTTTATTTATAGTTTCAATTATACTAAGTATATCAGGTGAATTTACTTTTTGTATAATTGATTGTCTTGTCTCAGATGGTTTACTTTGTTTTTTTCCTTCTTTATCAGTCCATTCAGCAGCAGGATAAGTTTTAGAAATCATATAATATTCTGGTAATCTAGTATATGCAATATGTCCTTCTTTTTCAGTAACTTTTTTTATTAATCTATTTAATTCTTTTCTTACATTATCTGATTTATCAGAAAGATTTTCTTCAATTATTCTTTTTAATCCAAATCCAATTACTGTTATATGTTCTTCATCTTTTATATCAAAATCATTATCATCTATATAATTTTGTATATTATCTGAAATTTCATCTTTTTTAACTGGTAATAAAATAGTTTTTACTGGATCAGAAATTCTTATTACTTTTTTAACAACTGTTTCAAACTCACTCTCTGATTCAGTAATTCCAAATATATCAACTTGATCTTTTATATCTAGTTTTGTATTCTTTTCTCTTGTTACACCTGTTAATACTGTTGTTAATCCTTTTGCAGTATTTCCATCAATTATAGCATCACCATACTTTGGTTTGAATGTTATAATTACATTTTCTTCTGATTTAAGTTTATATGTATTATTTAACAAAATATTATATGCAGATAATTGTAAGGTAAACTTTTCTTTATCTGACATCCCAAACATTGTAGAGTCATAATATTTAGTACCTTGTTTTTTAGATTTTATATCATATATTTTAATAGCACCTGTTTCAGTATTCACTGTCAATAAATCAGGAGTTCCTGCAACACCCAGTTCATCATTATGTAATACTATACCTTTAGAAATAACTTCTTCATTATTTTTTTCAAAATATGTATCTAATATATCTAATTCATTTAAAAATTCTTCATATACATCTTCACTTACAAAATATGATGTATTATCAATTTTAGATACATAATCTTCATAATCATTAACTCCTTCTTCAGAAAAATAATCTCTTACTAATTCATCTAAATTATTTCCTATTTCTGTAGAAGTTTTTAAATTTATTAAAGTATCATTTATTGTATCAATATTTCCTTCACTTATATTATCATATAGATCTCTAATATTACTAGGAAGACTATGATAATCAGCTACGCTTATTAATCCATTATCAGAATTAAAATATAATGGGATATCGTTTTCATCACGCTCATCCATTAAACTAAATAATTCTAATTCTTGATTTTTTGGACTAATTACATCTGTTACTCTATTATATTCTATTTTCCTACCATCTACATATCTTTCATATTTATTAGTTTCATTATTAAGTTTAATAGATTTACTAATATTTAATATTTGATTTATAATTTCTTTAGATGTTAAATAACTTTTATTAGTTACTTTATTTTGAATATCAGTTATTCTTTTAACAGATTTTTGATTTTTACTATTTAATAAATATTCATTATCAGATTGAAATATATAGTATCCACCTAAAATTGGTAATAAACCCTCATCATTTGGAATTAACTGTGTATAGTTATTTTCTTTAATCCAATCTTTATAAGACATTTCAGTAGTGTCAACTATATTATTTTCAATGTCAGTAATATCATTTATTTTATTATTACGCAACAAAGTTTTATTTATATTTAATGTGTACTTTTTAAAAATTTTATTTAATGTATTTTCAATTTCATCTTTGTCTTCAACAATTTCTCCTTCAATTTTTACTACAAAATCATTTTTATTTGTTGTTAAAAATTCAATATATCTTTTAGCATAGAAATAACTATTAATATAATCTACTCTTTCTTTAGCAGTCATTTTTCTTGTACGACCAGTTCTTGTTCTAATCTTTAGATTATCATTTGTTGCTAATTCTATTATAAGATCTTGATATCTTGTATTTTCAATTAAAGGGCTCCACACTCTTATTGGTTGATACACATCATCATTTAAATTTATAAATGCAAATGAACCTTCAAAATCTATATCAAAACCAAAAGGTGTTTCTTCCCATTTAACATCACTTAATTTTGTAAATTCAGTAATATCTTCAGAATGCATTCTTAATAAATAACCTGGATTTATCGCAGTTATATCATTAATAACTATATTATTTTTTTTATCTGCATGAATATAATCTATCATATTCCATAAAGCATCAAATTCTTCTTTTAAAAATTCTTTTACTTTTTTAATTGATAAACCTGTTTGATCACTTATTTCAGAGAATGATTGTAATGTAGTATATCTAGTACCATATTCATTGATCTTAGAATTTTTTCTAATATTGTCATATATAGCAACACCTTCTTTTTTATCTACTACAGAATATGTTCCATCTTTATTTTCTTTAAAATATAATATATTTCCATCAACATCAGTTATAACAGCTGAGACTCCATCTTGAAAAGATTTTTTTCTACCCTTTAATGAAATATCTTCTTCTACATCTTTTCCTAAATCTTCATCATATCTATAATCTGTATAAACTTTATCATTCTTTCTTTTTCTATGTGACTCACGTAAATCTTTATCTCTAAGTTTAGTAGAAGACATTATTGTCATTTTAAACCCAGTATGACCACCATAAGTTAATTCAGATAACCCAAGATTTTTATTTTTACGTAATAATCTTGATAACTCTTTTTTAAAGTTTAAATAAAAAGATTCATTCTCATCTTCAATTCTTTCATTTTCTTTAACAGCTGCAAACTTATGAGGCCTTGTTAGTGTTGCAAAAAAAGTACTCGGTGAAGCATCATATAAAACTTCACCAGTTTTTTTACCTTTTTTTATTATAGATGTTTTAGGTTTACTTGTATTTACACTACTAGAAGTTGATTCTTTTTTATATAGAGCATTTAATTCCTTTATTCTTTTTTTAGATAATCCTTCATCTTCTTTTAAGAACTCTATAACATTATTAAAATCCGAAAAACTTTTTCTTAGCTTATTTAATCTATTAAAATCAAAATCTTTATCAACTAAATAATCAGTAAAATTATCAATATGACCAATTACTTGAACATATATTCTTGGAAACTGTTGAACATATGCAGCCATAAGTTCAGCACTTTGATTATTTTCAATTCCTCTAATATAAAAATCTCTTAAAGTTTTTTCAATATCAAAATCACTATCATTAGCAACTGCCTCTTTGATTCTTTTTACAGCTACACTTGCTAATTTATCAATTTTATCAGGTGTTAATTCTATATCACAAATTGCCATAATTAATTTTAGTTATTTTAACAATATAAATCATCTTCATCTTCTTCTGCTTTACCTTCAGATTTTTCTAAATCTTTTGCTCTATCTTTAGTAATATTAATATTTTCATTATTAGAGTTAGCTTTCTTTTTATCTTCTTCAGATGTATTATCTAAATCTGATTTTTTTATACCTTCTTTGCTTTCAGGTGTAACTATTTGAAAGTTATCTGTTCTCTTAATTTCTTTAGAGTCCATGTCATCTATTTTTGTACCTATTAATTTTATTGTTTTATCATTGATATCTGTTACTTGATATTCTTTTCTTCTATATTTAATAATATCACCAATTTTAATTTCTTTTGGTATTTTATTTTTCTTTTCCTTTATTATGTCATCTATTGGATTTAATTCCTCTAATAAAAATGTTTCATTATCTATTAATTTATATTTATATGTTTTACCATTTTTAGTAACTGTATGAGTTTTACTAATATAGTCTATATGTTCATCAAATATTTTATCTAAATCTTTTGCAGTTTTTGCATTATTAATTTTATCATTTATATCATGTATATATTTAAGTTCTGCTTCTGCAATTATTTTAGTAGTCAGATCATCTTCTACTTCTTCTGTTCTTAAAGTATATAAATGCATTTTTCCTTCTCCATTTAACCATTTTACAGTTGAAGAAAAAGCTGCATAATATGTTACTCCATTACTTTTAACTGGATGTATATTATCTTTTGTTTTTTTAGTTGGTAAATCTTCTGTTTCTATAATTATTTCTTTACCACCTGCTTCTTCTACAGTCATAAATCCTTTATAACGAATAGCAACAATAGTTCCATCTAAAAAAAACATAGCTGCCATTTCAGGATTTTCAGAATCTGTTATTGGTGTTATTTTTGCATTTGCAGTTCTTATAGTAGTTGTTTTAGTTTTATTTAAAATTTTCTTTTTATTAGTTTCTGTAAAAATAGGTGTTTTAATTTCACCCATATCTTTTCTAGGATCATTTTCATCTAAAAGTCCAGCAGAAATTCGTCTTATTATAATTTCATTATCACCTTCATCCCCTTTTCTTTTCATACCTCTCCTACTTTTTCTTTTTGTTTTTATAGTAGATTTAGAGTTATTTAATTTATTTTCTAATTCATCTATTTCATTTTTTATTGCGTCCCTTATTTCTTTACTTAATTTTTTATCTTTTAATTGTTCTTTTAAATCACTAATTTTTTGTTCTATTGTTGTTTCTTTTTCTTCAGGTTTAATTCCTTCATTCCATTTTTTTATAGCAATAAATATCTTATCACCTGGTTTAGCATTCTTAATCCTACTAAACATATAGTTATCAGGTACATTTTCACCATTTTCAATTTTAATTTTAATTTCATTTTCTACAATAGCTTTAATCTGATTTTGTAATTCTTCAGGCATATCTTCAAATTTAGTATCTGTAGTTATAATACCATCATCTTCACCTTCATCTTTTTTATCATCATCCTCATCCTCATCATCTTTATAAGATGTTCCTCCAGGTTTAGTTACATTAACTGGGTTTATCCCTTCTTCTTCATAATATGCATTTAAAATATCTTGAATTTCTTTTAAATCTTCTTCTTTTGTTACTTCTTTACCAGCTTGTGGATTATCTATATCAAATCTATAATAAAAAGGTATTTTAATATCTAAACCTTGTAATAAAGCTTGAACAAAATGAGGTTTTGTAAAATAACCTGCATCATATAATTTATTTAAAACTAATTTATTTAATTTTAATAACTTTTGATAACCATCATATGCTCTTTTTATATCTGCTTCTTTATTAGACCATATTTTATCTCTATATGTTTTAAATCTTTTTCTATACTCTTCAAATTCACCAGGGTTAAGCAATTTATCTATAGTATCTTCCATTATATTTAAATCAGAAGTTAAAGTGTGATAATCAATTATTTTTTGAAATGAATCTTCTAATTGTTCTTCTGTAACAAATTCTCCTTTACTTTTTGCAACACTTTTTACATAGTCTACATATATATCAAATAATTTATCAGCTTCAGTTTTTTTAGAATCAATAATATCTTCTAATTCTACATTAGATTTTAAAACTACTCTTCCATTTTCTAATTTTACTTTGTCCCCTCTATCTTCAATAACTTTGGATGTACCTCCAGCAGGAGTATTAAGTTTTACAGAATCACCAACAGTAACATCTCTATCTATTATTTTAGATTGTGGTTTATTTAATTCTGTTTCTAAAGTTAAAAGACTATCTAAAAAATTATCTAATTTTTCTTTTTTTAGTTTTTTATTTTTTAATTCTTCTTTACTTTGTTTAGTTAAACTATCTGCATCTTCTAATGTATTTATTTCAGACTGTAATAATTCTATTTCTGTAAAAAGTCTATCTTTAGTTAATAACACAGTAAATTCAGATGCTGATATATTTTTTAAAGATTTAATAGAAAGACTATTTGCAATATTAGTTCTTCTTTCTAAAGCTTTATCAAATGAATGTTGTAAAAATACCATTTGATCTTTAGCATCTTCAAACGCTAAATAATCATTTTGAGCATTTATATATTCTGGAGTGCCAGGTTTAAACTGATTATAATCAAATGCATTGATCATTTGATCTGCTACTTGTTTTCTTTTTTTAATATTTTCAGCATTTTCAAGCATGCTGTCTAATTTAGCTCTTAAATCAACATTTTCTAATTCATTAATATTCATTGTTTGAGAAAATGCTTCTTTTAATGCAGTATCATCTAATTCTTGTAATTGTTTTATTCTTTGAATGTATCCATCAAACATACCAGTTTTTAATGCAGTAGCTACATGAATATATTCTTGTGTATTTTTTAAATCATGCCATGTTTTATAATCACCTTCTTTTTCAGCTTGATTTTTTAATTTTTCTATTTCTATTTGAGCTAAACCATTTTCAGATAACGCATTTGCATATTTAATTGGACTATTAAATAATTCATTTAACTTTATTACGTTATCTTTTATAATACCTTCTTCATAAGTTTTTTTATCTTTATATGCTTTTCTATCTGTAAAATAATTAAAGGCATCTTTTCCTGCAGTACCTGCACCATAAACACTTCCAACCATACCACCCATAGCAAATCCAGACATAAATATTCCAAATCCTTCTTTACTTTTCATGGTATTCATACCTTTTATTATAGTATCATAATAACCACCTCTTTCACCACTATCTTTTGATACACCATAATACATATTCATACCAGCTGCGAGACCTTCTTGATAAAGTTCCTGAACACCTTCTGCAACATTTCTTGAAGAATATTTTAACATATTTCTACCTATTGTTCTAGGATTATAAAACTGTTTTGTCCAAGGTTTAGCTGAATGTTTAACAAATTCAACAGAACCATCTTTTGTCATTTTATAAAAACCATTTTTTGCTACAGATCTAAAAGGTCTAAATGGAGTTGCAATACCATCAAATACAATTTTGTTAGTCATATATATAAAAGGAGCATTCCAAGCAATTGTTTCCATACCTGCTTGTTTAGATTCAGCCATAACTTCTTTAACTTGTTCAGCTGTCAAAGGTGTATCTTGATTTGCTAATATCTCATCATATCTTTTTTTAGAAACTTCATTTTCAACTAATCCTCCTTCTAATTTAGCTTCAGCCATTGCCATGTTTATATTTCTAGCATCTCTAACCGCTGCACCAAAAAATATATAACCATCCATAAAATCATATACATTTTCTGAACCATGTAATCTTTTAGCATTTCTTCCTTTTGTATATAAGTCTCCTCCAACTTTTGTCATATTTTCAAAAGGATTTATAACTTTACCCGCACCTTTAATAGTATTCCAAGCAACTTTTGCAGCTCCTAAATTATTTATATTTCTTAAATCTTTAATAACACCTCCTCCAAATCTTCCCATTTTTCCTATTGTGGAATATTTCACACCAGTCTTAACTCCCTGATATAAAGCTTTAACACCTCTTCCCATACCTGCAACAAAAGGAATTGCCCCAGGTCCACCAGTTCCTATACCAGCAATAGCAGCACCAGTTGCTAAAACAGCTTCTTCAGTTAAAAAAGCTCCAATCATACCAAAAGTCATACCTGTATTTAACATAGTATTCATAGCCCAAGCACCAGTACCATCTCTTGATGAAGAACCTATTGCCATAGCTTTATGCATTTTATCAGCATTTGCTAAATCTGTTGTTGTAAAATATCCACCACCTGAACCTATATCTGCCCATGATGTAAAATAATTATTATAGCCAGCAGAAAATACATTCCAAAATTGCTCATTTCCTCTATTCCAATCATCCCATATAGTTGTATTTTCATTATAAAATTTTTCATTATCTCTATAAGGATTAAAACCTAATTTATTAAAATGTTCAGACTTATAATATCTCTGAAAATTTAATCCATCAAATGAAGCATTATATGTTCCAGGAGTTCCAGATTTTATTGGATCATACGCATATGAACCAGCATTATCCATTAACATTTGAGCATGTTCAGTAATAGATAATATTTCTTTATCAGGTGGAGTTCCTAAATTCCCTGAAGCAGTGTTTAATGCAGCATTTCTTTTTTGAGGGCTTTGAGGTATAAATGAAGAATGTGAAGGAATGTTAGAAGTTAATTCAAACATATCTGAAGTATAATCAATAGCATTTGCTTGATTATGAGCAGAGTAAGTCGGATAATCAAGAGGTGGTTGTTGAGGTGGTTGTTGAGGAACTTCTTGATTTAATTGAGGGTCATTTATTTCTAAATCTTCAGCCATTTTTATTTTTTTCTACTTTGATTATATTCATACCAAAATCTTTGGTTTTGAATTCTATAAGAATTTAATACATCATACCAAAATTCATATAAACCTTTATAATCATTAGGAGATACACCTTGGCTTGCAGCAAGAGATTGTTCTACATTCACAGGTTCAAGAACTGAAGTGTATATTTCTGGTTTATTTGTTTCAGGATTTATTCTAGCTTCTTTAACAGTCATGTGTATCATACCATCTTTTAATTGAACGGTTCCAGCACTATTTGCAAAATCAGGTATAGTCCATTGTTTCATCATTTTTTCTTCAACTCCACTTCTGACTCCATAAAATAGTTTTGTTTCTTCAGCTATTTTATAAGGTAATTCAATTCTTATACCTTTAGTATGATTCCAATTTCTTGTTGGACCAGGTGCATTTTTTGTACCTTGATATTTATCAATAAATTTTTGATCAGGATATATTGTTAGTGAAGCAATATCTCTTTTATTAGCTGTAACAGCATTGTAATCAACATCAAATATATATTCAGCTCCTTGTGGCATTTTAGAATAATCAACAGGTTTTAATATTTCATCAAATATTAATTTTGTTAATTTTTTTTGTTTAGAATCTGTAAGTACTCCTGGTATTGTAACATCTACACCATCAGCATTTAAATTTTCTTCATATACTTCTAAAAAATCTCTAGTTAATACAAAAGGTTGAGATAATCTTTTTAATGTGGATAATTGTGCATATAATTCTTTTGAAGTAAAAGCTGTACCACCACCTGCTCCTTCAAGATCAGACATAATACTTGGAGGTGTTACATGTTCACCATATAATCTTTTAAAATTATAATCTAATACCTTATGAAGATCTTTAGCATGATGTATTGCCTCACTTTTATGAAAATATGGTTTTTCTTTTGGAGCTTCATTCCAATCAAAAATATAATCAACTTTACCTCTATCAGGTGATCTAAAATAATCTGGTTGTGAACCTACAGCTTGTTCATCATATTGCATTGATTTTATATAACCTTTTTCAGCTGCATCAACATATGCATCAACAAATTCTTGACCTGAGTAAGGAAATTCTCTATCTTTTGGCCAATACATTTGTTGTATAAGTTCACTCATACTAAGATTAGGATCTACACCATTTTCAATACATAAATCACTTGTACATGCACCTGCATTACCTTGACCTTCTTCAACAATATAATCACCAGGTATATAAGAATAAAAATTTTCACCAATTTTACCTGCAAAATAAAATTTTTCTCTTACTTTATTTAATTGTTCAGATTCATTTTTAACAATATTAGTATATTGAATCTTTTTTTCAGAATTTAATTTAAAATAAGGTTGTAGTTCTTGATTTACAATATTCCAATAGTTTCCTAATTCAGGATTCATATAATTTGTATTAAATCCTAACATTCTTGAAACATCGCTTCCTTGAGTTATATCTCCATTAAATTGATATAACGATTGTATGTAATCACTAACAAAAGCATTTCCTTTAGTATAATGATTCATTAAAATTTCTTGATTAGGTTTTGTATTATCATATGCTCCATTATTTTCTTGAAATGATAATATTCCATTTATATATTCAATAGCATTAGCAGATGCTCCAGTTTTATCATTTATTAAATCATTTAATATTTGATCACCTATCTTTTTATCATAAAAAGGATTTATAGATTTATCTAATGTATTAGATGATATAAAATCTTTTTGTATACGATTGACTAAATCTTTTAATATTATAGGTCCAAAAGTACTATCTCCTTCTATTCCTTTCATAAAAGTAGTGACTATTGCTGATTGTGCATAACTTATATCATTTTCTAAATCAGTTCTATAATCAATAAATTCTTTTTCAATTACTTGTCCTTCAGAAGATTTTATTTCATCAGTAGAAGAACCAGTTGCTTCTGCTTCAACATTTCTAGGAACAAATCCTTGATTTGGATCTTTAGTATTATAATTAAAAGACCATGGTTTCCATTTATTTTTTGCTTTTGAATTAACAGAACCTCCGTGTGCATCAATAATTTTATTAAGTTTTATTTCTTCTTTTTTCTCAATCTCATCTAACTTATATTCATGTTTTATTTTTGCCATTTCTTGATCTATAGCAAACTTGTAATCCATCTTCCATTTCGCTGATGCGTATTCATCAGCTTTTATTGTTTGCTTTATTGTTCCATATGCATAATCTGTAGCAATTTTTTCTAAATCAGTTTGCAACATGTTATTAGAAACAATAGAGTTTATTCTATTATTATATGTATTAATATCTCTAATATCAACCCCATTACTTAATAACATTTGAATTCTTTCTAAACGTTGTTTTTCACTTTCTATCGTTTCTTCTTGATCTTTTAAAAATTCATGATGCTCTGTTTCATATTTTTCAGGATAATGTTTTTTTAAAAACTGTTCCATTTGACTTAATTGATTATCTACATTTTTATATGCAGTATTATTTTGTAATTCTTGATCCGTGAAAACATCATATGCTTGATCTAATTGAATCATTGCATATTTATTCTCAGCTTCCTGTTCATTATTATATTTCATTTCATTTTCAGAAAGCCATCTTCTTTTTTCAAGATCAGCTTTAACATTATAAAATGCTTGATATTTAGGATCATTAGAAAATACATTATTTAAATAAGACTGTAATGGTTGTCTTAAAGGTTCACCATTTTCAGTTGTTAACCTATATTTTCCATCACCAACCCAATCAACAACTTTAGTTTTTAGTTTTGCATCTTTTATTATTTTATTCGCATCTTTAGCTACATTTTGTGCAGGTATAAATTTAGGAGCATTCATTTTTAATGCTTCCTCATCTGAAGAATCCGCATAATCTTGAATTTGATAATTCATATATTCAATACCACCATCCCAATATAAACCATCTGGACATTTTTTTGGATCAGTACAATTTTTTAATGCTTCAGCTTTATTAAATTCATTTCTAATTTTTTTAGTATAAGACCAATCATGAATCATATTTTCATTTTCATATAAAGGTTTAAATACATTATATGCAGCATTTAAATTTTGTTGATTAGATAAATCAACAGCAGATAGTCTTTTTATTTCAAAATCAGCAAGTTTTAAAAACTCATCTCTTCTTTGCACATCTACTTGTCTTGTAAGAGGTGAATTAAATAAACTATTATATAATGAATTTAATTTACTAAAGTTGTTATCATACTGCTGTTGTCTACGCATCAAAGCATTTTGATACAACTGTAAATTAGGTTGCCACGGTTGTATTTGTGGAATATATTCTGGTATTTCTTTTATATATTTTGGCATAACTGTAAATCTACAAAAATTTTTAAAGTTTAATAAACTTCATAAGTTTATGATCTTTGATTATATCTCCAATCATAATCATAAGGTTGAGGATATCTTCTTCTATTTCTTACATTAATATTAGGTTGATTTAAATCTCTCATAAGTTTTTTTAATTCATATTCATCTTTATAAGCTTTTCTTTGATCCTCATTCATACCTCTATATCCATCCCAATCAAAACTTGAATCTGATGAAAAACTTTTAGAAGTTCTATTATAATTTATTGCTCTATCTCTTATATCAAATTGATCAGTGCTCATTAAAGAAAAATCTATTTCATTTGCCATATCACTTGATCTTAATTGTGCACTAGTGTCTAATGCTCTATTAATTCTTTTCCAATAATTATCTTTTATTGTATTTTGATCTGCAAAATAATCATTTAATTCTCTTGTATTAAACATAGATGCCTGATTCATTCTTGTAGCATTAGCATCACTAAATCTATTTAATATATCAACATTATAATTTGCTATATTAGAATCAATTTTAGATTGTTCACGTAAATTAGGAAATACACCACCAAGTGTTGTATTTTTACCAAAAGCTTTAACAGCATCTAAAGCTGTATTTTGTTGAGCCAATTGTTCATTAGCTTCATAATCTTTTGATTTTAATGTAGGTTCACCTATAAGAGGAGTGGATAAAGCCAAATCTCTTCTTTGTTTCCAAGGCCATCTCCATCTTCTCAATGGATCATTTGGATTAGGGAATCCTTCTAATGTTTCATAATATATAGCTGATCCAGGAATAATTGGATCTGGATTTTCTTTAGGTGTTTCTTCAGGTGTTTTAGGTTCTTCTTTTGGATCTGGAATTTCTTTTAAGTTTGCAACATCAAAAGCACGATGACTAATTCCAAATAAATTATCTGTTCCAATTGGTTTACCTTGTTCATTCGCACCTCTTAAATCAGGAATTTCAATTCCTTTGTCATCTGTAAATTTAACTAATTTTGTTAATGCATCATAATATGATTGTGGAATTTTATCAGGATTTATATATCTTCCTTTTCCACTACTTTTCATATTAGGTGATTTATCCCAATAATTATCAACTAAATTTTTCTTTTCTTTATGAAATTCATCAATAAGTTTTTGAAACTCTAAATATTCACTATGTTTCATTTGAGTTTGAAACTGTCTTTCAGAAGTTATTTTTTCTCTTTGATCAGTATTTTCATCCCAATATAAACCTTTATGAGTTCCAAATGCTGTAACCATATCATCAGGACCTATTTCTCCAGGTGGTTCTTGAAGCATTCTTATACTTCCACCTTGTCTGAATTCTTCTAAAACTGAATCTACTTGATCCCAATCAACTTTATTAAGAAGGTCATCTGATTTATCATACCTTCCTTTACTATATAATTCTAACGCTCTATATAAATTTTCATCTATGTTCGGATTAATATCTAATGATTGTAATCTAGGATTATCTAATATTCTTTCACCTCTTCTTTGTTTTCTTTCCCTATCACCTAGATACATTAAATCCGTAGCATTTCTATATCTTCTTCTATCTCTTCTTGTTCCAATATTAGATTCATAGATATCATCCACATTATCATAATTTGGAAAATAAGGTTGATCATAGTAATTAGGTCCAGAAGCTGGAGCTATTTCTCTTATTGGTCTATTATAGGCATCTCCACCAACTGCAGGTCTATATTTAGAACCTGCATTCAGCCAATTCATGGTATCATTTTCTTGTGTGACTTGTCCTGGTGGAACTTGATACCTTCTTGTTGATCCTCCTTGTCTTTGATAAAAAGGTCTCTTATACCAAACAGCATCTCTTGCTGGATTTGGTAATGTTTCTGGTAAAGTATTATCTCCAGGATAATCAGGATTATCTATTCTATCTATATTATCATAATAAAATAATCTCGCATCATTCATTAATTTAGTTTGTTCTTCAGGAGATAAATTAGATATTGCATCAGAATATTTACCATATTCTGTTTCAAATTGTTGTTTTAAATCATTATCTGTCCATCCATAATTATCCATAGCATCTTTATAATCAGCTCTACCAGCTAATCCAGTAGTATTTCCTTGACTTTTTAGATATTGATCTAACATATATATTCTTGGATCATTTCCTGAACTATATCCATAATCTAACATTGCAGGTTGTACTTCTTTAGAAAAACCAGATATTGATGGTGCATAATCTCTAATAATTCTATTTACAAGATCTTCTCTATATGTTGCACTACTTTCATCTAAATAATCTGCATCAGTAGGATCTAAATTAGTATATCTATTTGCTCCTAAATTAGAAAGACCATAAGCCCCTTGCCTTGAAGCATTATATCCACCACCTATTCCTTCAAAATCTAATATTTCATTAATTGAAGGTCTTAAATAACTATAATCTTCATCATCACCAGGTGGTGGAGGAGGTGGAGGTGGTGGAGGAGGTGGAGGTGGTGGATTATTTGGATCTTCCTCTTCAGGTTTAGCATAATCATATCCTCCAGTTGCACGCCAATTACCATCTTTATCTTTTATAAAACTAGTTGAATTTACTGATTGTATTTCTCTTTCATCTTCCACTCCTAATCTTTCTAAAGCATCTAAATAACCTTGTCTTCTACGATTTCTCCAACTTTTAGGATTTCTTACTTTATCTTTAACTTGATTTAACGGATCTTTCCATGAAGAACCTCTTTCATTTCTTGCTTCATCCCATTCACTTCTAATATCTTCATATGAACCTTCTAATCCAAATCTTTGATCTTTTGGATCATCTTGTGTTTTATCAAAATATTCATTATAATCATATATTCTTCTTCCATCAACTATATCATAACCAGGAGTTGGTCTTTCATCAATACCATATCGAGTCCACATATCTCTTTCTTTATCCATTCCTTCTCTCATGTTACTTCGATAATCTCTTTTTATTTTTCTTCCTTCTTTAGTTGATAAAAAATGTTTTAATCTATCATCATAAATATCTTCATAATTTGTAGTTGCTGGATCTCCTGTAAATTGAATTTCATTACCAAATTCATCTGTAAAAGGTATAGTATTTCCTGTTCCATCTAAACCATATCCTAAACTTCTTAATTGATCTTCTAAACCTCCTTCAGGACTATAATACTCTTCTCTTAATTGGTCTCTATACTGATCTTTATATTGATCTGTTAAATATCTATTAAATTTTCTATTATCTCGTTCTCTTTTTCTTATAGCTCTTTGTTTTGGTGAAAAATATCCACGTTGTGCTGTAGGTATATAGCCACCATATCTTGCCATTGGCATTTGTGGTTGTTGAATTTGCCCTCCTTGTTGAGCTTGAGGTAACAAACTATTAGGGTCAATATTATTCATTTGAAGATAAGGCATTGCTATATCAGGAATTCCTTGTTTAAATCCTTTTGTTGATTCTTGAATTAATGCCAATTGACCTAATTTATTTACATAATTTCCTATCATTAACTCAGCAGTCGTATTAGAAATATCATCAGTGGAATTATCTAATAATGTTTTCTTATATTCATTTAAATTATATTTTTTTGCAATACTAGCAGGTGTATGACCTTTTTTATGATTTTTTATACCAAATTCTAATAATGCATCAGGATCAGTAATTTTCATACCTTTTTCACCTTTTTTACCTGTTTTATAATCAGAATAAATAAATGAACCTTCTGGTAAATCTAAAGGAGTCCCCCCTTGAGCATGTCTTTTACCACCAATAATATATGTTTCTGGAATACCATCTCCCATAGAAGGATGACTAGTTAAACCCATACCTCCGTCACTACCGTTAAGATTAGTTACAGCAACTTCACCTTTTTCAGCTTCAATATTTGCATCATCTCTTTTAACAGGTTTTAATGTGCGTGAAATATCTTGTTCATGTGTTCCTAAATTATTTAAATTTTGTGCATTAAAAAACATATTACCACCTGGAACTTCTGCTCCATGTGATGCTCTTGGTGTTCTTTTAATTCTAACTTTTGGCATAACTATTTTTTTAATAATTTAATATTTCTACTTCACCACCCATAGAAATAAATTTTCTTAATTCCTCTTCAGACATCTCAATTTCATCTCCTACTTGTGCGCCTAATTGAGCATATGTAGCTGCATTACTTAAACTATGAGTTCCTTGACCAATATGAGGTATAAATTCTCCAAAATTGTTTGGATCAGTTTGACCTCGTGTAAAAGGTTCTTCCATATGTCTATTTACTAACGCTTGTCTATATTGATGATCTGGAATTTGTCCCATAGTTGATCCAGCATGTTTAGATCTTAAATATGCATTATCTTCACCTGTAAAACTTGCAATCATTCCTAAACTTCTTGTAGGATCATCTAAAAATTGATCTTTCATAAATGAACCAACAGCTTTAGCACCCATTCCAAATTTACTTTTATTTCGTGGATCACCTTCTAATGTCATATCTCCTGCGTATGTTTCTTTATCTTCTTTAACCATTGGATCAAAATTTGGATCATACTGATCACTAGTAGGATCTAATCTTGGATCATTCATATCATAATATTCCCACGGATCAAATTCTGATGTTAAATCAGGTGATTTATATTCTCCAGTACCATATCCAACATCACCTTCTTCTAAAGCAGATACTTGTCTAGTATAAGCATCTCCTTTTTTATTAACACCTGATACTGTTTTTGTTTTAAAATCAGGCATTTGTTCTACTGTATTAAAATATTCTTTTGTATAATCAATATCTGCTTGCTTTCTAGTAAATTTAGAACTTGGATCAATTTTTAAATCAAAATTTGATTGTGTATATTCTTCATCAGTTTCTGGATTAATATCTGTATCATATATATTTTTTTCTTCATTTAAGTATCCCCAACTATAAGGATTTTTTGATTTTTTATAATTTTTATAACTTAACCCGCTATTTTTAAAGTCTTGTCTTTTCTTTTTCCAGCCATCCCACCAGCCTCCTTGTGCTTTCATTAATTCTCCACCATCTTCATAAACATTACCTCCACATTCAAAACAAGGTTCTCCACCATCTTTTCTTAAATTAAAATTATCTTTAAGAATTCCAGATTCATCATATTCAACTGCATTAGGATCTCTAGTAATAACTCCTTTATTATACAATCTTTCTGGAGTCCATCCTTCTTTATGTACAAACTTTCCAGAATTAGGTTTTAGATGAAATCTATCTGTCCCTTGTCTAGTTTCCCACATCTTTAATCGTGCTTGTGCTTCAGGACTCATCCATTGATAAGCACCAGGATAAAAGAAAACTGAATCTCCTGTAGTAGGCTTTAACCATTCAGGACCAAATCCTATTACAGTATTAGGATCAGTTAATACTTCATTTTTATTTTTAATATATGATTTAAATCCATCACTATTTATAAGATCTTGCCAATAATCATCTTGTACAGCCGTTTCTATTGAAGAATTATATA